GCCACGTTATCTCCGTTTTTTGTTTGCCTCGTTAAGCACTTTAATGACCGTCACCAAGTCTCGTGAGTCAAACGCAATATCGCTAGGCCACCAACCGACCGCGACCAAAATCTCTGCTAGTTGGCGGCGGTAGGTGCCGCGTCCGTAGGGTTTGGGTCGGTCTCATCCAATACCGGAATGATCTCAATGTCTGGGTTTTTGGCTACCCATTCACGCCAGTTGTCGCCTACCTGCTCGCCTTTTAACTTCAAAATCGTGTGCATCCAACAGCAATAATCGCTGTACAGCGGATTAGTTGAGAGCTGTTGTATGTTGCGGCGCTCGAGTCGCTCCCATTCGGTAACTACAAACAGGTTTGTGTAGTAGTACTCGGGTGCGCTGTCGGCCGTGCGCTTGAACTGCAGCTTGATTTTCACTTGTTCTCCTATGTCGGCTTGGAGCCGTTAATTATGCGGTTGTGTCAACCGAATATACGCCACCTTGGAATTCAATTTCCCATGTGGACAATTCACCAAGGCTTGCGTTAATTACTGGAATTGCTGCAAGGTAGGTGTCGGTCAAAATAAAGCCAGGGTTAGTTGCGCTGTCGCTTGCGTCATTTGGGTTTACTTTGATCGTGCATTTGGTGCCGAGCAATGCTGACAAAACACTATATGACTCGCTTGATGCGTATGACGCGTAAACGGTAAGTGTCAGCGTGTTGCTGAAAAGGCCTGCGGTCATTGTGCGCGAGGTGCTTCCAAATGCCGTGTCTTCCAAAGCTTCTTTGGTGACGGTCAACGTTGCAGCCGAAACTTGGTCGGTGATGTCGGTGATCGAGCCGATAGCGGCGCCAACCTGAACTTTAGGGTTTGAGAGATAAGTGCTTGTCGCCATGATGTTTACTCCTTAGGTGCTTTCTTGATAGTAGATGATTTCTTTGGCTTCTGCGTGGATTCCTCTGCCGGCACAACGAGTCCTGCTGCTAAACAGAACATGAGATCGCGTGACGATGATGGATGCCATTCAGCGCCGACTTCGCCTAACCGTTTTGACACGATGCGATAGATCATGCTGTTTGTGCCTGTATTGCGCAATCAAGGTCGTAGCACGGATATAGCGCGCCACCGATTTCTAGGCTTGATGGACGGCCAGCCATCACAATAATTTTTGACCCAAGCACGCTTGCCACGATGCTCAAAATTGATCGCAGCACCGGTAGGCCTGCTGGCCCCGAGCCGATCACCTTTACGGGAAACTCGAGGCGCACAATGTTGCCGTTACCGAACGCGGTAGTGAAATTGGGTGCATCTAGGTACACGCAATTGGGCACAAGTTTGGTTGGGTCGTTGACGACGCGCAAGCCTGATACAGCTGTGAGCGTTGCCGTCACATCGTCAATGGCTTCGTTGAATAGGTCGGTGTATGCCATTAGGCAACCGCTGGTCGTGGGATACCTAGCAACTGTTTGACGATCGGGGTCAGGCTTTGTTGTGGTGCTGTTCCCATGCCGTCAAACGTGGCGTAGGTTGCCTCTATTGACCCTCTAGAGCGCCATAGAGCGGCGCAATACATGATCGTGCCCAAAGTGACATCGCCGCTTGGCGAGGCGCTTAGCGAGTCGATATAACCGCTCTCCTGACGCCTGCGATAGCAGAACTGGTTGCCTGCCGACACGGATTGCGTGAGCAACGTGTAATCGTCTGACGGGTTAGCAATGGTGATGCCAAGGTAAGTCATAACGTCCGAGGCTGTTACCCATGTGCAAACTGGCGCATATGAAACGGTGCCGGATGCTGCTACACGCTCAACATCGTCAGCGGTCTTGGCGTAAAGCACCTGATTTTGAATTGGTATCTGGTAGTCGTACAGCAAATCGCCTTCGGTATCAGTACCAATAAACAGATAGGCAGGTAGCGCGTAAACGCTGTATGTGCCGTTGAATGTTGCGTCAACGCCAGCGACCGTGATGGACTGGCCGACTGCAATCTCGTTGGGGGTCAAGAGTTGCAGTACGGCGTAGTTGTCCACCAGATACTTGTTAGTAACTGTGTAAGTAGCCATGGCGGTTAAGCCGCCTTTCTACTAGGCCTGGGTGATCTTGCGGATCATTCCCGAGATCGCAGCAAAGGTGCTGACATATCCATGGAATGACATTGTGCGACCAAGGGTTGCAGGTACTTCAACGCTCATCAAGCCACGGATTGATTCGTAGAACTCGAATGCGTCTCCTGAACCTTGACCAACACGGGTGATGATCATGGTCTTTGCAGCGAAGTTGCTGTCAACTACAAGCTGGAGACCGAGTGGGTTTCCGTTCCATGACGTTGCATTTCCGCCACCGAGCGCGTTTTGACCGGTGAGGCCTGCGCCGATGAATGGGAATACTGGACGGCCAGTTGTGTCTGCAAGTTGTCCAAGTTGACCCCATACGTCTGGTGAAACAAACATGTGTGTTGGGGTGAAGTTACGGCCATTTGAGATGTCAACCGCGCTGTCGTAAACAGACTTCAGCAGGTCGGCTACGGTCAAATCCCATACGCCTGACGATGTTGCTGCGGTGAGCAAGTTGTCTGCTGCGAAGTTGTCTGACGCGATCATGTATTCGCCCATGAGGTCGTTCAAGATCAACTGCATTGCTGCAGGTGAGGTGAAGTCAATGTCCTGTACGGACAAGGTGACCTGACCGGCAAGAGTGGTCTTGCTTACGGTGTTAGATGCGATCACCATGGTCGTTGCGGATGCTGCGCCCAATTCGTTTGCTTGTGCAGCAACGCTGGTGTGCGTGGTGATCGTTGGACGTACAAAGGTCTTTTGTGCACCGCCATCTGGGTAAGCGCGTGCGCCCAATGCTTCAACTACTGGACGGATGAAGTTGAGGTCTTGAACCAATGGCCCAAGTACTGGTACTGGGAGCAAACCTGCGGTGTCGGTGGTGAGCACGTCACCTGCGGCTGCTTGCAATGCTGTTTTCTTTGATGCTGTGTATTCAGCAACAGCCTTGTTGATGTTTGCAAAAGTGTCGCCACCGATGTGGTAGGCGGCCATGTATTCGCCAGCTGATGGCAATACAAACTCTTTTTTAGCGGCTGCGAAAATTGGTGCAGTAGGGATTGTTGCCTCAACTGCTGGTGCGGTTACTTCTGACATTTCTTGCTTCTCCTCTACTGGGGTTATTTCTTCATTTAACACTACTTCAGGTTCCTCTTGGTGGATACTCGCTGCGACTTTGGTGATGTTAGCCATGTCGCCAAACGCGCCGATCGGAACGAGTGACAACTCTGTCCAATCTGCCGCCTCGATAATCATGGTTCCTGCTTCGTCATACGAGAACTTAGTTGGGTTTACACCCACCGAGACTTGGTCAATGGTGCCGTCTTGCGCCATGATCAGGGCATCGTTTCCAAGTGTGGTTGCGCTGATTTTTGCGCTAAACAACATGCCTTGCTCGGTGTCCACGCGCTCGGTAACAACGCCAACTGGCTGGCTTGCATCGTGGTACATAAACAAGCGTGGTGCTTTTCCTTCGACTGGCAATGAGCCCGGACGGAAAATGACTTCTGTTCCATCGCTGACGGTTGCCGGCACGTTGTATGGTACGGCTGTGCCCGAGATCGTGCGGCGTGGTGTGTCGCCTGCAGCTGCATCTACGGTGAAATCTCCTGCAATTAATTTGATCATCGGTTTGCTATCTCCTCTTGAGTGTTTTCTCTTACAACAATTTCTTCATCGTCCATGCGGTCGGCCATAAAGTTTTCTTCTAGGTATTCGTCTGCATCAAACTCAACATAAGTGCCACGTGGCAAAACATTGTCCATTGAAAGCGCGCCAGCAATTGCGTCTGCGTAAAGTTTCACGCCAAACAAATACAGATCGGCGCGCGCTTGCTGCGAACTTTGGTATGAATATGCACCTGTTGCGACGCCGACCAGATACGGCGGAACATTTGCCAAGCGTGACATTTCCAAAGCCTGATATTGCGATGCTTCAATTAGCAACATTTTGTCAGGCGTGCTGTTTGTTTCCGTGTATGTCAAATACTCGTTAAGTGCAGCGGTTTGGTTTGTTGCTCGAGCGGCATTAAACGCGCTAGCCAAATCAGCAAGTTCTTGCGCGCTTAATGGTTCGCCACCAGTTTGCTTAAGTACGCCGGCAGGAATGCTTGACGATGCGTTGCGATTGCGCGCAGCTTCTAATTTCAACGCGGTTTCAATAGCACCTGGTGCCGAATAGATCAAGCCTTGCGCTGGCGACAAGAACTGCACAAGGTTTGCTGGGTCAATTTCACCACCTTGGAAATACACCTGTGACGATGGCGCAAACCAGACTGGGCCAGCCATGTCGGTGGTCGTGATTGAGCCGGCAGGCAGTCGAGTAAACGATGCAGGGTAGCCGTCAGCGGTGCGCGATGTGATGTACCAGAATGCGCGTCCAAACATCATGAGGTCATCAAGTGTCCAGCTCATGAGAAATTGAAAACTGACATTTGGGTCTGGTCGGCGTATCCATGAACGTGGCGCGATAAATACCTTTTCCATTTCATCGCCGTTCCACATTTCGTTGTACATGCGCAATGGCATCGAGCCAATTACTGATGCCATCAAGTCGCGCGCACGGTTAATTGTTGGCACGCTGATTGCAGCGTTGCGCGCTTCGCCTTCGCGATAGGTGTAGTACTGGCCGATCATGTTCACGCCAACATTTGACGATGAATAGCCCGGTGCAAAACCGCCTGCAGCTGCAGCCTTGCTAGGCGCAGGACTTATTGCTGCTTTTTTGGTCTTGTTAAAAATCGCCATATATCCCACTTTGCCATATCGGTGGCAACCGCACGTGACTATACCGATTCCGACAAAAGGCTAGGCCGTGCGGTCGCCGTCAGGAATGTTAGTGGTTTACCGCAACCAACATGGGTTTTCTGCGATCTACTGGACGGCCGATAATACCTACTGCCCAAACCATGGTGCGCGCTAATTCGATCGGCCCAGGTGATCGTTTGCTAGATAACACCAAAGTGTTGTCGGTGCGAACAGCAACAGCGCGCTGAACATGTTCGGCCAACATCGTTTCGCCTGTATGCACTAAGCGTCCTTCGCTAATCATGTTTTTAACTAGTGGTGTGAACCGACCTAGTTCGGCGTAACCAACAACAATGCGGCGGCGCTCAATGTTTGGTGGGCAGGTTGCATCTACCGTTGGTGACAACGCAAATTTAACTTTTGGATTAAGTGCAATTTCTTGCACTTTTTCCCAAAGCTCATTGATTGAATCAACCATAAATTCAACCGTTACAACAACGCGTTCGTCCGGCAATACCACGGCTCGAGTTGCCGCATACCGTGAATCGTCTAGTGATGCTTCTATTGCAACCAAACCACCTTCTGGAACTTCGCCCGTGTAATAAAGTTGCGGCCAGCGATGCGGTTCCACCCAACCTCTTACAACACTCACCCAAAGGTTGAGACTTGCGCGCAGGAACGATGCACGGTCAGGGTTTTTAGATTCTTGCCGGATGGTTTCCAAATCAAGCGTGTGTCCAAGCGCAGGGTTGCCCCAACCCCAACTGGATTCGTGCAACGGGTCAAGGCTCGGGTCGGG